CAAAGCGGAGACGAGTCTCGTGCTCTGACTTCAGATACCACAGGTAACCTGTAGCACCGTTCTCAGTGGTTACTTCTACCCATCCAATCTGAGCCATATCAGAACCTGAAACGACATACTTGTCTTTGATGATGATAGGAGAGTTGCTGAAGATTTCGTCTTCGGCTTCCAAAGAACCAATCATACCTACAGTGCCCTTCTTAAATTCAGAACCGTAAATGAATACAGTGAATTTGTTGGCTGCTGAAGCGTTGGTCATACCGCCACCTTCGTAGAAGGCAACATCGAAAGTATCTGCAGAAGTGTTTACTGCAGTAACGATTCCTTTGTTTTGAGTAGGACCTGCTACGTTAGGAGTAATCATAACGGTTTGTCCGGGACGGATTGCAATACCCGTTACATTAGGGTCATTGACTGTGAAAGTTGCACTGTCAGCACCTGCCAATACGGTGGTAGTAACGTCAACGTACTTAGTGTGAAGACGACCTTGTTCTGCCCATTTGATTTGGTCAGAGTTTGAAGGCATCTCAGCACCAACCATACGAAGGAAGGATGCTACTGTGCGGTTGCCATAACGCTCAAATTCTTTCTCGTAGGTATCAGGAAGATACTGATTCAAGAAGTTGAAGTTAGTGATGTAGTTTGTGGATAACGGAACCTGCTCTGCTGAGGGTTGCAACTGAAATCCGGGTGTTGATAGAACTGCCATTTTTTTTTGTTTGTTTAAAGGGTTTTACTTAAATTCTTTTTGCACTTTTGATTTTCAACCCACGACCTGCGTTTGAGTTTACTTCTCTGATTTGCACTCCCCCCTTATTAATAGCCTCAGGTGCTCTACGCTCTGACATATTTACATTTTTTATCTTACGTGTCACATCATCTGTGGCATCTGCTAAGCCCTGCTCATAAAAGAACTTAGCGAATTTTTCGGGGTTCATTGCGATGGCTAACGACTTGTGATAACCCTCTGCATCTTTCATAAGACCACTCTCATCCAAGTACTTATTGATAAAGTTCATTGGTGAAGATTGAACCTTCTTCAGTTCAGAGGCATCTCCCGGAGCGAAAATAAGTTTTCGGTCATTTACATTGAACTCAAAACCTTTGAATCCTTGACCAAACACTTCATCAGTTTTCTGTTGGAACCACTGACGTTTTCTTTCCTGCTCTTCGTGTTGAGTGTTCGCCTGTTGTATGTACTGCTTGTAAGCCTCGTACTCTTCTTTTTCGTCTTCAGGGATACCAACCGTTCTTGACTCAAGTGGTTGTTTGTACTTCTCCTTCTGCTCGGTAAAGTAAGTCTTGGCTTTAGCAATCGCTTTTTTCTTTGCCAATTTAGCCCTCTTAACATCTGCTTCGTCATCCAAGTCTTCATTGTACTTGAAGTCCTCCATAATAGCCTCGATGTCATCTTCATCGAGACCATCCTCAGTTGCTAAGAAATACTGCTTCAGCATTTTATCAGGGTCCATAGAATCAAAGTCTTCTTGTAACTTCAAGTAGTCTTGTATTCCACGACCTGTTTCTTTTTTGTACTTAAGGAATGAGGCAACGTCCTCAGGTAAATCTTCATTACCTTCACGTGCTGCCATCAGTTCATCAAATGACTTGATGTCCTTGTTGTACCGTTTCCCAATATATGAAAGAACGTCTTCCTCTTTTAGTTCAACAGGTTGGTCTTCAGTTCCCGGAGCCGGAGGTGGTTGTTGCTGAATGTCATTGTTCTGCTGACTGTCATTGTTTTCTCCACCGTTAAGGTTTTGCTCGTGCTTATCAAGCAACTCCTGTTCTAACTCGGCAACTCCTTTTTCAGATGCACCTGTTATTTCTCTTACTTTCAATTCCATTTGATATGATTTTTATGCAAAGTTAATAGAAAAAATTTTTATCCTCATCGAGGGGAGAACTCAGCCAAGTCAAACCCATCAAGAGAGTCTTCGTTTGACTCAAAGTTTTGAGGTGGTAAATTCAACTTACGCTGATTGATAAGACGTGACTGCTCAGTGTTTTGCTGACTGATACGTTTGGATTTTGCTTCCTCACGTGCCATCTCTCTCTGAGACAACTCACTACCTTGAGCCTTAGCCAATTGGAGATTATAGTTAAACTCCTCAGCCATAAGTTGGCTTTTCAACTGAGCCTCGTTATTCATCTTCTCCATCTCAAACGCAATCTCTGCTTGTTTGATTTGCATCTTCTGACGAGTCTCCATCTCAATCTTCTGAACTGACAACTGTGCAGCCATCTCCTGAGACTTCAATTGCTGCTGAGCAGTCATAGCCTGTTTCTGCATTAGCATCTTTTCTTCACGCTCCTGCTTTTTAACACGCTTGAGTTTCAACAACTGATTGGCAAGTTTTATGTTTCTAAGTTCACGTATGTCAATAGCATCTTCAAGATTGATATCACCTTTCTGCAGAGCAACATTTATGTTTGCCTCAAGTTGAGCCTTCTGCTCTTCGTCAGGAGCAACCTCAATAAAGATTCCAAAGTCATAAATGTAAAGGTCCTTAATCTCTTCCAATATGCTAACATTGTACTTACCAATCTTATTGGCAAAGTCATCACGGAAATCAGCATACTCCAATATGTCAGCAATACGATACGTCAATGCCTCAGCAATACTCTTGAACAGGTATAGACTACCCTCAAGGATATGACGTGTAGCAGTGTTTGAGTTCAATGCTGCCAACTTCTGAACACCAACCAAAGAATTGGGGTCAGGGTCTGAACCATCACGAGCCTCATTCAAACCTGTAACCGCACGAATCATATCGAGATAGTGGTTATAGTTTGCAATAAGCATCTGCGTCTTAGCAGCACCTGAGTTGCTATTCAGTTCTTGAATTGGTACACGTGCATTGTTGAAATCACCGTCCTGTGTATATGAACGACCAATAACTCTACCTGTTTGGAAGTATAGTCTTAATGCGTCCTCAGGATTGTAAGCATTACCTGTTCCCAAGTCAACCTCATTCAATCCATCAGCATCAATAAATACACCATCAGGTACAACACGAGAAATAACTTGCTGCAACTTTAGGTGTGTCATTTGAATCAAGTCAGCAAAAGGAATCATCCTTCTTACCAATGATTCAATAACACCTTTGTACATACGTGGTGCTACGGCTACATAGTTTGGAAGAGCGTGTTGAGTTGCTGACTTAGGACGTACCATATTCTCAGCCATCTCCCACTTCAACAAGATATTGGTTCCCATAACCATAATCCCGTTGTACCAAACATCAATGGTTTTCTCTACTTTCTCGAAGCGACCTTCCTCCATCATCTCTACAGGTGGATTGAATCGGTCATCCTTCTCAATCATACGAGTTGCACCATTATCTAATATCTTCTTCTTGTATACAATCTTCTTTGTAGTCTTGTAGTTGTAGTAAAGAAGAGTGCAAGTATCCCTGTAAAAAATATTATTCTCATAGTATTGAGCCACGTTGTAGTAATCATACCAACTCTGACTATACTTTGATATCTCTTCCAAATCTTCTTTTGTAAGAGTTGGGTCAATCTTCATAAGTTCAGTAATCGGCAGAGTCTTTATCTCACCCCAATAGAAACAATCACGGAAGTATGGGTCCTCAGTGTAACTGTATACAACATTTGCAGGGTCTACATATGAAACCTCAACTCCTGCTCCGGGAAGAAACTCGTGCTTAGCAACTGCAATACCAATTGTCATTAAATCATAATCACATTGCTTACGCAGATAATGATAATTGTTCTCATCAAGTATTGTGCTTATGGCTTCTTCCTCCGCAATCTCAATAGCAGGTTTATAGTTGAGTTGCATATACAATGACAACTCCTCATCGGTTGATGGCAACTCATCAGGATTCATAGTGAACGGGTCCACTCCTGTTTGCTGCTGAATGTTCTGAAGCAAATCTTTAGCAACCATCTGCCCCTCAATCATATCCTGATACTTGCTTCGCTTTGCTTGAGACATTGCATCTTGAGCATATGCCTTAACCTTAAATAAACGGTCAGACATACCATTAACAACAATGTCAACAAACTTGGGGATGATTGGTACAGGAGTCCAATCTAAATTCAAATATGAAAGGTCACCGTTTACTGCAAGTTCGTCTTTATACTTTTGTACAGATTGCTCTCCACGTGCATACAAACGCAGTCTATGGAAATCTCTCCACTGACTGTAGTATCTGCACTGATTGCCATCCTTCCGAAACCACTCGTATTGAATGGCTTGTCCTATCTGAAGTCCAAATTGTTCTGTGTTCTTTTCAGCATCAGACACGAACTGACTTGGGAATCCGACAGATGATATATCTACCTTGACATCTTTCATCTATTAATTTCGCTTATAGTTCCCTTATTGTTATATGTAGCAAAGTTAATGCTAATTTTTGATTGTGTTTTCTCAGGCTGATACAGATGTTTTTGAGTAGCCATAATAGCCAACCCCGAACTGATAGATGCGTCAAACATTGTACGATTGTTTATGTCAAACTTAGCCCAATCCTCTAACGTCCTACTGAATGGCATAGTGCCCATATCATCAGGGTCCCTGTACTTACCCTCTAAGTCAAGACCGATGTGCTTCTCAATGTATGACTCTATGGCTGCAGCGTGTGCTTGTTTAACATCTTCTGATGAGTTTGGTATACCTCCAAGTTCTCTCTCAGACTTTGACAGTTTTGCGTATGGCTTGTCAGGACGATTGAGACAGAACCCACGATACCCTCGGTTCTTGAAATGATATAGCAAACGTGGCTTGTTGTTCTCAATAAGTATTGGCATACCATAGAATACACACGCCATCAATACTTCTTCAAAGAATATCTCTGCAGTCTGAGGACGTGCAATGTATTCAAGGAAGAATTGATTCACAGGTCCCTCGTCCATATGATATCCTGTAAGACCGTGCAATGCACCATTTGAACCCTTACCTACAACAACACCTGATATGTCATAAGAGTCACAACCGAATGCTCCCATATGGTCATTACCGGGATACTTATACCCGTTCCTATCTATCACTTTGTTTTGATGGTTCTTACCCGGCATCCACGCAACTAAGAATCTACCACGTGTATCAGGTGACCAAACAACCTTTGAATCCTTAATGCCATCCTTCCAATGAAATGAACCACGTGTTAAGTGGTGTTGCTGAATCAAAGAATCATTGTAGTCAATCTGCTGATATATCTTGGTAAGGTTAAATAGAGCAGCCTTGCTCTCGTCACGAAATGCGTGAGACTCTGTCCTTGGAAACTGACGATAGTATTCATTGAGAGCATCAGCATCAGCCTTGAGTGATTCAACCTCTGCTTCCCAATAGTCAATCGCACCATTCATTATCCAATTGTCATCAACTCCACGGATTGGCTGAGATGGTTTACGTAGAACAGGCATACCATATCTATCAATGAACCCTTCCATATTCCACTCCATAGGTATAAACAATGAGTACAACCCGGACTTCGTCTGTCCATTTGCATTCCTTGTTGATACACGTGAGTCCTCATACATCTGTTTGAAGTTGTCACCACCCTTAGCCAAAGCATTAGATGTTGAACCCATCATACACTTACCAATTATCTTGCTACCCAAACGTAAACACGTCTTTGTAACACGCCAATTGTTTAGGATATTGACAGGCTTAATCCACTTCCCACTTT